CTAAATAACATTCTCTACACAATTGTCCTGCTCCCTCTACATAACCATATCTAAAATCGACATGAGTAGTTTTTAATGTAGTAGTTTCTACACCACACATAACACAGGTTTCGTAAATGTCAAATTCATCTTTCATATTATAACTTTTTTTTATTTAATTTATCTTTTAATTTAATTGCTAAAGCGCATGTTTCATAATCTTCAAATTGAATTAAAGTTTCTAATTGTTCTTCTAATAAATCTTCAAATTCTCTTTTATCTATTGATAATGTGATTACAATGATTTCTTTAATTAAGACTTGTGCAAAATCAACTCTTTTACGTCTACTACCTATCCCAAACTGAATAGCATGAACTATTGCTTTAGATATTTGTTCTCTATGAGTTTCAAATATTTCCGATGGGTCGTTTGCGTAGATTTGAATTGGAGTGAATTTGTTTTTTATTGCCATACATCTAATATACAACAAATATTTTAAAACTCCAAATTATTTTCTTGTGTATTAAAACTTTTGAAAACCTTAGTAGGTATTTTTTTATAACCTGTATTAGATGTTGTTAAAATACAATTTTTATATTCTTCCCATTCTAATTGATATGAATTATCCAATTGTCCACCTGTTTTTGATTTAACCACTTCGTTAAGTGCATTGATTGTGTATATTGTATTGGATTGTTTCTTTCTATGAACAAGTATTGTTTTCCAATCCGATGGAATTGCTGCAGAACCTTTACTTACATTAAATGTAATAAATACTTCTTCTGGTTTGGATTTGTTTTCTAAAATGAAGACATTTGGATTGGTTAGAGTATAGTTTTCTAATATAAATTCAATTGATTTATCCAATTCATCCTTTGTCGTAAATAGGCAAAGTAGTTGTGTATTCATTATTTTCTTTTCTTTTTAAGGTATTCTTGCTTCTGCATACAGTTTTGCATATCTTTTGAAAACTGCAATGTATCGTTTGCATCACCACCTGGTCCTGATTTAGTTCTAATTGTCATTCCACCAATTTCTCTACCATTAATATCGAATATATGTGCGTTTTGAATACCTGTTTTGGTATTAATTTTATCATATTTAACATTCATATGTTCTTCAATACTTTTACCTTCTGGAACACCTAAACAATGTTTAAAGTTTTGAGTATCACCAATTGTTGCAATGTTACCTCTATTTATTTCTCTTTGATTTAATTTAGTAGGATTTTTATCCAAAGAACCATCATCTAATACTTTATGATATCCACCTTTAACTTTTTGATAAGCTTGTTGATTTTTATCATACCAAATATCAGCTTCATTATTACCCATCACTAATTTAAATCTTTCATTAGGTATTCCACCAGGATTATGTCCTTCTGCCAATGTCAAATGCAATCTACTTGCAAAGTCATGTGCTAACATTCTATCACCTGTTCCTTTTTTAATTTTATTTAAATCCTGTCTCATTCCTTCAACTTCATCGTTCATCTTACCATATAAAGTATTAATAACTTCTGAATTATATCCAACTTTATATTTTGGTTTACCGTCTTTTCCTGCTATACTTGCTGTTCTAGAAATAATTTCTCTAACAGGTGAAGGTGCTAATTGTGGATTTGTTTTATAAAAATCAAACATAGCTCTAACCTTATCGGTAGGTTTTGCTTTAGGATTGTCAACCAATTTACAAGCTGGGTGTGGTTTTGTTGCTTTTTTACAAGCTTTACCTATATTACCACTACCTGTAAATAATTTGTCAACATCACCACCTCTTCTAACATCATCACCATAGATATCGTTTGTTAATGCCTTTAATACGGCAGGTGAAGATGATAATTTTGAATATTTACTTAAAAAACTTAATTGATAATTTTTTTGTTCTTCTTGCAACTTAACACCATTATTTTTTCTTTTATTAATTGATGCAAATGCAGCTTGTTTTTCTTTTGGATTTAAATCAGAATTTTCAACCAATTTTTGTGCTCTATCGTATGTTTGTTTTACTGTCGAATTTGCTTGAATGTTGTTTGAACCAATTTTATTAGATACATGCAACATAGAAACATTATTAGATTTATCATCCCAAACTATTAACATAGTATCGGTTGGATTTTCACCAGCACCATTTTTATTAATAATATCAATATATTTTGAAGCAGGTAATCCGTTAAATGTAGCTTTTGGATTTTTCTTTACAATTTCATTAACTCTATTAATTGCATTTTTCTTAGAATCTTCTGAACCCCAATAACCTTCTACACTTGTACTTTTAGGGTCATATCCTTCTTCACTTCCAATTTCATTACATTGTTGAAAAATTGCTTTACCCGTATTGATTGCCGCAGTTAATTTATCACCACCACTAACCGATGGTGCTTTTGTTACTTTACCTTTTTTTGCCCAATCACTAATATATTTTCCTAATTCTTCATCACTTGCATTAGGATGTTCTCTTAAATATCCTGCAATTTTCATACCACCAACTTCTGCAAATGCACCTGCAGGTGTTCCTGGTGCTTTCATTGTTCCATTTCTATATCCTTCAAATGATTTACCATCTTTAGATTCCATTTGAGCTTGTCCTTGAGAACTTACATATTGTTGAACTGGTTTTGGTTTTTTATTTGTAGTAGTAGGTTTTTGTGCTCTTTTTTCTGCACCAGTTAATCCAATGTTTGCTTTTGGTGCTTGTGGTGTAGGTTTGCCTTTAATAGCAGGTTTTGCAGATACTGATTTATCTGATGTAGGTAATTTTCCACCATTTGCTGCTTTTGCTTTATTAATTTCCGCAGATGATGGTTTAACGTGTTTATTAACGTCAAATTTTTTAACCACATAAACATTACCTGTTTTTTTATTTTTTACAATATCATCCTCATTCAAATATGAAAAATATACTCTAACTTTTTGAGCAACTTCATTGGCATTTTCTACCTTATTCTCTCTTAAAATTTCTGATAATTTTGTAACTTGTTCCTCTTTAGTCAAATCAATAATACCATGTTCTACACGATATTCTAATTCTTTAAGGATTTCTTGGAAATTTATTGACATTCTTCTACTATTTTAGATATAATTATATGATATAAATATAATTTTTTAATTTATAACCTCTAAATTAGAGTAATTAGTTCCCTCATAAGTTCGGACAGGAAAACCACCCGTTTCCAATATCGTCGGTAGAGAATTTATAATTCCGTGTTTTTCCGTCGGATGGCAATCAATTAAGAACGCATCGTAGGTATATAGTATCACTTTTGACCTTCTCCCCGAAAACCACTTATCCAAATCACTCAACTTCTTATAATTCACTTCAGTTTCTAAAGCTTGTAATAAGTAGTTAAATACCTTTTGTTCGTTTGCTGATTCGATTCTACTATGTGTGATTTCTCTTTTGTATAGTGGTGTCGTTAGTTTTCCCGAAATGATAAATCCTTTCCACAGGTCTTTAATATACTCATCCACCTTTTGAAAGAATGGTATTTCTCTCGCTACATCATCTAATCCCCCATAAAGGTATTTAAAGGTTTGCCCTTTTGCTTCCGTATAATCATCCATTCTATACCACTTTGCAAGGTGTTGGTGAGCCGTTTCTCCTTTTGGAAAATGATATCCAATCAACTTACCAATTAAACGAATGTGATATGACTCGTAATCAAATTGCACTAATGAACCATTTGGAAAACGGGATATGAAACACTCTCTACTACCATCGGATTTGTTTAACGCAGAGTAGTTAATCCCTAAATGCCTGTTTGAAGGTCTGCCAGTTATTGTGTATGGGTTATATTTCGTATACACAAATCCATTACGAAGATACTTAGGATTGAACGCAAAACTATCAATAAATTTTTTCTCATCGACTTTTACCCCAGCCCCTTCTATTTTTCCTAATGTTCTTATTCCTGAATTATATGATAAGTTCCAACCATTGTTTACTTTAACTAAAGGTAATTCTTTTAATACTTCATACCATTTCAATAATGGAATACAATCATTCAATTCTTTAAAATCATTTCTATAATGCTTATAAAGCGTTTCTGCGAAGTCATTGAATACAAATGGAATACCTTTCTCTTCAAAATATGCCCACTCATAATCAATCCCTACACCCCCTATATAACGATTTCCGTAAATAAGTGTATTATGATTACCCAATCTTCCAATTGGTATCATTTGACATTGCTGTGCATCTATGTGATTAAAATTAATGATGTATTCTTCGTGCTCAGTTCTTAAATAAAGAAATGAAATAGAACAATCATATTCATGTGCTTTTGGAGATGACCATACCGGCACCATCAATTGAATTGGTGGGTGGTTCTTACAAAAAGAAAGAAGGATATGATTATTTTCTATTATCTTCATATCCTTCAATTTACGATTTTTTTATGATTTTACCAAATTTATTCTTTCCAATGTTTATCCCTTAAAGAATAAATATCAATTGGTTCTCTTTTCATTTGATTTCCTGGTTTAAAATATGCACCTTTTTTTAAATACCCACCTAAAAAGTTTCTTCTCATTCTTGTAGTATCTTTATTAGGGTCAGAACCATGTACAACATGCGAATGCAATAATGCAACTTGTCCTTTTTTTAAATAACCTTCTACCTTACGAAAATCATGTCCTTCAGGCATTACACAACTAATACCTCTCTCACTTCTCCAGTTTGATGTGTTTGTTGCTTTTCTTTCTTCATTATCTTCTACCGGTAAAACTGGTAATCTATGTGAACCTTCATAGTTCCATACTGCTCCATTTTCAGGGTCGTGATTATCTAATGCTAATGCTGTATTAATAATTTCATTATGTCCACATCCTGTATAAAATGCGTTTTGATGTTGGTCTCTTCCTAATTCACCTTTTGGTTTAAAATATGCCCACGTCTGCATTCCTACTATATCACCTTCCATTAAAAATTCCATTGCTTCAATCAACTTTGGATGTGCAAACAATGCTTCCAATTTATCTGATAATTTGTGCGGATACATAAATGGTTCGTATTCCTGCCATTTTTCAGGTTCAGCTGCGTTTCTTTCTAAACTCAATTTATTTAATTCTTCGTTGATTTCATCAACTTCATTTTCGGTAAGTAATTCTAATACCGTCCAACCTTTATATCTCCAATCAAAAGTAATTTGTTGAATTTCTTCGGTGGTAAGATGTTTAAATTTTGACATAACTTAATTTGTTTATATAATTAAATATAATTAAAATAATTTTAATTTCCAAATTTAATTATTTATGAAATTGTAGTGGATTGGTTAAATATAATCCTATATTTTTTAAAGTAGATGATGCTATTCCAATTGATGCTTTATTTGAATTTATAACTCCCTTATCATCAATACTTCCATCAATATTAAATGTTTCATTTTTTGGTCCTGCAATTCTCCATCTTACAATTGTAGATATAAAATATGGATTTGTTAATAACTCTTGATATGTATCCGAATTTATTTCAAATACAAACCCATTAATATCACTTACTCTTTGAATAAAATATCTTTGTATAAATCCATTTGAATAATCTACATCAGTTGGAGCAGGAACAAATGTTTTTGGAATTTCCAAAGAATATTTAGTTTTATTTTTTGTTAAATCATTATACATTTTAATTTGTTGTTTTATTCACCGGTGGTTTTAATCTATATCCTGCTTTTATTTCAGTTTTCCATTGTTGTTCTGCAATTGTATGTTTTACATTTATTACTTGAAAATATCCATTTAAATTGTAAATTTCAGGCACACCATCAATATAAAAATATTCTCCACAACTAATACCAACAATTCCATCTATTATAATTGATATATCCAAATAAGTTAATGCTGTTGTATTTTTTGGTTGTTTTGGAATATATTTTTGAATTAAAGATGGGTCTTTATAAATCATATGATTTACATCTGAATTTTTTTGTTCTTTTGTTTCTTTAAATTTAACATAATTTCCTTTTATAACTTCATTCATGTTAACTTTAGTCTTATCTGTATCTTTATCTGGAGGTGTTTCATTAGTAAGACTACCACTTATATTATGTTCTATATTATATTTTTGCGCATCTTTCACAACCTGTATTTCAATAGCATTAACGGAATAATAACCATCAGCATTTGCTGCAAATGATAAATCTGCATGCTGGTATGGGTCTCTTTTTGCAACTTCCTCAGTAGTAACTTCTTTACCTTCTTTTTCTGCAGTTAATAATGCTATTTGAGTTGCGTATAAAGCTTGTGCTTGCATCAACGTACTTAATTCCATATTAAATTGAAAATTATGTACAATTGATTTTTGTGCACCTATTTTAAATCTGTAAGTTTCAGAATCATTTATTGGTTTTATTTCTTGATGTAATTTAGTATCAACTATTGTTAATGCATCATTATTTGGATGGTCTGATTCTTTTTGTAATTCAAAATTAACCATACCATACAAATTAACATTTATACTATTTAATACACCATTTATCACATCAGCCATAGTATATGCTTTTTGATATATTCTTACAAAATTATTATAAGAAACAAATGCATTTAATAAATTTCCACTACTTTTTAAAATTGTTGTTGGTTTATTATTATCTATATCTTCAAATGCTGGGTATATGGTAATCATTTCAATTTTACCTGTTGCATCGGGTTTTACATTATCTATATTAAAACTATAATCATTTATTAAACAATTATATGTTTTTTCCGGGTCTAATATAATTTGGTCTTTTGAATTTTTAGATGTACTTACAATAATTTGTGGTAATCTACCAGGAAATATAACATCTTCATTTGATGATATTAATTTTGAACATGAATTAACAGGAATTATTGGTTTTGTTTTTGCACTATCTATAAAATGGCTTGGTTTAATTATTTTTTGTGCATCATTAAAAACTTTAATATTTTTATTTAATAATTCTAATATAAATCTAAATGAAATATATGAATTTTTTGAATATTTTGTATCTTCTTGTTTTGTATTTATTATACCCCAGTTAAAAAATTCTTTTTTCCAATCACTTTCTTTTGCAAATATTTTTTTAATATCAGGTAAATTCAAATCAGCTGCCATTTTACTCAACCACATTTGGTATTCACTTTCATTTTGTGAATTGTTTTGTTTTGCTGTTGTACCTTTTGAATTTGCTTGTTTTATTGGCATCCACAATTGTAATTCATTACCTGCTGAAATTTCCAACATTATATTATATGTTCCATCGGTATCGGGTGCCATCGTAAAATTTGTAACTTTACCTGCCCAATAATCGTAACAACCTTTTGTTTCTTTTATTGTTGTTAAATATGAACTTTTTGCTTTTGCATATGCATTTTCTTCTTTACCAAAAACTCCAGCAAAATCTTTTAAATATTTTTCAAAACCTTTAGTTGCAAATAATTTAGAATTAATTATATTTTTATTTCTTATATCTGCATTATTTCCAAATTCCAACATCACATTCATACCGGGTCTTAAAAAAAATAATTCAAACATTTCCAATTGTTTTAATGAAAATATTTTAATATCTAATCTTGCTGTTTTTAAAGTATTATTTCCACCATCCGTATCAATATCAACTTTTGTAATAATTGGAACAGATACTCTTCTATTTTTTTCACCTTCTACAATAATTTCTTTACCATCTAAATCATATCCAACTATTGTATTTCCTGTTTGATATTTTTTTGTAATATCGGTTGTGTTTGCAACTACACATCCTTTATAAGTTCCCATTTTATAAGAACCATCTTTTATTGAATTAATAACAGCTTGTGCCGTTGTTTTATCTTTAGTAACTATGGCAGCAGAACTTAATATTACAAATGGTGATAATAAATTATTATTTAAATTATTTTCTCTAGCCGTTAATTCATCTAACACCCATTTTTTGATTGGTGCTATAAAAGGAAATCCCATAACTTTATGTATTTAATGTTTGCAAATCATTCAATATTTTCCCCACATTTGCAGGTATTCTAAGTTGAGTACCAGGTGTGATAGAATAAGATGCATCATTTAAATTATTTGCAACTGCAATAATCCACCAAAGTGTTTCATCGTTGTAATATTTTAATGCAAGTATATCCAATCTATCACCTTGTTCGGATATAATATATAAATCATCATTAGATGGTTTAATTCTAGGATATATGATACTGCCCAAATATTTTCTATTAGTATCTGGTGATGTTAAATTTTGTGCGTATTGGTATCTACTTGCCATTTTTATTTATATTATCCTTCTCCGTTTGCGAAATTTTGAGTATTATTATTTGTATCAGTTTTTGTTTCAGTTGTGTTTGCCGTTTCTGCTATTGTATAATTACCATCCGAATTCAATCCATCAAAATTGTATTTATATTTTGTTATTGTTCCTTGTTCTATTTTTTGATTTTCAATAATTTTCATATTAACTGATACGTTTACTACCGATGGGTATAACATACTATCTTTACTACCATCTGCATTTATATCTTCATTTGGCCAAGTTATATTTTCTTCTATATTAAAACCCAGTGATTCAATATACCCAAATTGTCCTGTATATAAATCACCAATACTGACTGTAACTAAATTTGGTGAGAATGCATATTGTGCAGTTTGTGTATTATTACCATATGTCATTTGTGATATTGTTTCATACGGAAAAGTTAATGATTTTAAATAATTTATTTTTTTAATCATTATATCTCTTTCTTTTGAATTATAATAATATAATTTTAAATCAAATTTTAAACTTCGTTCTACTCCACCATATCTATGCGTTTTAAAAGGAGAACCAATATATTTAAAACTATTCCACTCCGTTTGTATATCTTCACTTATACCCGATATTGAACCAACAAAAGGTATTATTTCATTATTTCCATATTTTTGAAAAGTTACCCAAATTTGATTTGCTACTCTGTATTTTTTAACTGCGTTATTAAATTCATCCAACGTAGTAAAAGATTCTTTTGCAAGTATATAATCCTTTGCATCATCCCACGAATAATCTTCTGCAGTTCTTTCTTTTACACTATCTATTTTATAAAATGATGATGCTGCAACTTGTCCTTTTGCATTATTTTTAAATTCACCCCATTGAGGTTTGTAATTACTAAAAACAATGTCTTTTGTTAAAGGTGTTCCATCTTGACTTGGTGTAAAATTTGGTGCGTAAACTTGTTTTGTTATATTTTTATCTAACAATTCTTTTTTTAAATTTTTTAGGCTATTTTTATTTAAACCAACTTTTTGAATTGTACCAACGGCTGTATTTTTTGCTAATTGAAGAGGAGATGATGCTCCTTGTTTTAATTTTGCTAATATTGATGCAGGTGCAGGACCAGGTTTTATATAATATCCCGTATTTGCTTGTACTGCATGTTGTAAATCATATTGTGTTTTACCCAAAGATACTGGTTTATCAAATACACCGTTGCCTGTAAAAATAGTATCATCAGGTCTATTTGCCGTTCCACCTAATGCTCCTCCAATTTGATTACCAATTAAATCCGCAGTAGAATTTGGGGATGATGCAAGTAAAGCAGCCGCTCTTGGAAGATTTACCAAACCTTTACTTTCTATACGAACCATATCACTTGTTCCGTATATTTCTTTTTCTTTACTTTTAAATAAATCCTGCATTGTTGCCATAATAATAAATATCTTTATTTAAATTATTGAATTGCCACCGTTCTAGCAATACCATATTCTTTTTTAGCCTGAGTCAATAATGCTGCATTTAATACTTTACCATTAATATTAATTGTGCTATCTTTAGCAGTATTTTCACTTATTTGTCCTAAAAATTGTGAAGCAATTCCTAATAATGCAACCATTTCTAAATACACAGATGTTTGATATTCACTTTCAGATAAAGTTCTCATTTGTTGAACTTGAATTTTATTTTGAGTTTCTGCTGATTTGGTTGTGGCCTTTACTTGAATATCGTTAGTTTTTAGTGTAGCATTTGCAGTAGAAGTGGTTGTACTATTTAATTGTTGTAAATATGCTGCACCTTTAGCAGTATCCCAAGTTTTCATATCAGCATCTCCATTAAAACCGGCTCTAAGAAAATTAGCTATATCTTCTGGATATTTTGTCTGAAGTTCTTTAAGACGTGCAGCGTATGCATTTGTTTCATCACCTGTTGCCGTACCGGCTTTTCTTTTAATTTGATAATTTTGTATTTCACTTATTACTCCATATATCTCTTTATTATGTGCAATTTGTTGTTGAACTGCTTTATTATAATTTTCTAATTCAGGTCCAAATGTTTTTGAAACAATATCAGTAACTTGTTTTAAATTACCAGAATCATTTGCATCCATCATACCTGCATATACTTTTCCTAATCTAGCATCATTTCCACTTACAGCACCACTATTTATTAAAGTTTGAAGCATTGAAGCTTGACTAGACATCATATCACTCATTTGTTTAGATAGATTTGTATTACTAGTATATACTTTATTATTTTCTCTATCAGCAGCCGAACCACCTAGTAAATTAGTTAAATATCCAGATGCTGCTTCTGCTTGCATAGATGCAGCCATTTTATCTATATCTTGTTCTTTTTGTAAATTAGAATATTTGACTCTATATTTTTGTTCAACTGCTAAATTTTGTAATCTTTGTTGCTGTTCAACTTGCAACATTATTAATCTTTCTTTTTGTTCAAATTCAAGCATTTTTTTTCTTTGAGCTTGTTCTAATCCCAATTTTTCACCAGCTTGAGATATTTCTTGTTTTAGTGCACCTTTTGCAATATTTTGTCCTGCAACTTCATTTGCAGTTAATGCACCATTTGCTCCACCTTGACCACCTTGCATCAATCCCATTAAAGATTGTATATCCATTCCGGTTGCTTGTGATAAAGATTGTTTTTGGAATGCATTCATAGAACCAATATCGGTTCCTGCTAATGCTGTTCTAATTGCATCTGCACCTCCAGCTTGGTCTCCTGACATTAATCTAGCTCTTGCTTCTGAAAGGTCTACATTTTTTCCTAACATTGCCGATAGGTTCATTTCTGCTTTAATACTATCTTTGTAATTTAATACCATAGTATCGGATGCTTTCATCATAGATTCCATAGATACACCCATCTTAGTCAAACTAATTGCCTGTTTTGCAAAATTATCGGCAGTTCCATCACTAAATTTATATAATTCTCCGGCAGATTTTGATATTTGTTTAAATACGGCTTGAGGTGATACTCCATTAGATTTTGCTAATGCAGCCATTCCATTTACTAAATTTTCACCAACTAATCCAGTTGTCTTATTCATTAAACGGAATAAATTTGATATCTGTAACACATCATCTGCAGATGCTCCAAATCTAAATGCCAATTCTTGTGCATTTTCTGAAATTTTTGTGCTATCTTGCATTGTAGAAGAAAACATAGGTTGTATAGTAGCTATTCCATCAATTAATTGTTTTGTTGATGAATTAATTGCTTGTAATGCTCTTTCTGCTATTGTTTGATATTTTCCTACAAATTCTAATCCTAATGTATATAACGCCTTTTCTCTAGATTGTCTTGCTTCTAAATTTTTATTTTCTTGATTAAATTGAAATTGAAGTGCATCTTTTCGTAATCCAATTTCATAATTAACTTCATCTTTTAATAATGATTGTTTGTATCCTAAAGCATCCATTTCTGTTTGCTTTTCATAATCGAGTGAATCTCTTTTTGCTTGGTTTGCTAATTCAACAGGAACTTCATAATTATAATGAGCCATCAATTTTCTATATTGTTCAGTTCCTTTTAAACTTTGCTTCATATCCTCAAGTGCGGCTCCAGGGCCACCCTCAATTGTTCCACCCATCATTTTAAATTGTGCATCCAATTTTGCCAATCCACCACTATCCCAAAAATCAAACATAGCTTTTAATCCCATTCCAACTGCGGCAATAGGTCCTGCAGCTGCAAGTGCACCACCCGCCATTCCCATTAATCCACCACCTATTCCTTCGGCAGCTCCTGCAGCACCTTCAAGTGCTTCAGCGCCAGCACCTAATTCTTCTCCGGCACCTTGTTTTATACCCGAAAATTTATCAGTAAGTCCTTTTTGTAATTTTTTTAATGGTTCTGAAAATCCTTGTGATATTGATTTTGGTAATACTTTATCAAAAACCATTCCAACACCACTTTGTATTTTTCCATATTTTTTAGCTTGTTCATCACTTAAACCTTCCGGTATATTACTACTTTTACCTTTACTACCACCACCATTTCCACTTTTTGCGTAATCTTTAAATGATTTCCCTAAATCTTTTAAATCGTTTTGATTTTGTTTAGTTGCACTAACCAATGATTCAATAGCAGAAGATAACCTTCCCATTTCGGAAATACTTCTTTCTTCGTTTCTAGATTGTTGAATTTTTTGTTGGACTATTCTAGTTCTTTTGGCCATTCATACTAATTTATATAGATAAATATAAACTTAACTATTTTATCTTCTAATAGTTGTTCGTTTGCCTGAACTATCTCCTTTTGAGTTTTTTATTTTTTCAATTGTAATTCTTTCTGTATCTTTTGCTTTCATCAATTGATTCCAATAAAACTCTCTAAGTTTGACAGGCATAAAGTATACATCACTCCAATTAAATCCACCATTGGAATTGTAAATAAGAGAAAAAATCTTCTCATGTAAGTGAGTAGAGTAATTAATCGGCAGGGTAAAAAAAGTCTACCCCAATTGGTACTTTTAGCGCCTCCTTCTCGCCCGTAAATGGTGATGTATACTCAAAGGTAAAATCAACATCGGGTGTGATACTTGTTATATATTTTCTTAATGCTCTTGCATCTTTTGATTCTAATTGATTTATTACAAAGTTACTGATAAATCCTTTATCTCTATTACCATCCACTTCAACAATAATTCTTCTTAATCTTGCCGTTACTTCATTTGGTTGTTTTAAATTTTTCTCACTTGCTTCAATATCTTTATTAATTGCAGTTTCATCGGCATGTGTTAATAATTTAAATTTAATTTGATTACCTTTTTTTGGTAAAGTAAAATCATATTCATTCATTCTATTGAAAACGAAATCATCAACTTCTTTAATTCCTAATTTTGTCATATCAACATTAACATCAACTTGCTCTCCTTCTATTGGGTCAGTCACCGTTACTTGATAATCTGCACCATATGCTAAAATTCTACTTGCTATTAAAATTGCATTCTTATCACCAATAAACAAATCATCAATTTTTACTCCTGGCTCAACAATAATAGATTCTAACAATTTATCTAATACAATACCTTTACGAATTAAATTAGTAGAAGTTAAAATATCTTCTTCCTTTGCTGTCAATAATTTAACTGTAATTTCACCAGTTGCTAATGGTGATGATTCAGGATATACCAAACCTTTTGATGGTAAACTAATAACTTCCGTTGGAAATGGAAAACTTCTTTGTGATTGTTGTGGTTGTTGTACACCTAATCCTCTTGAAACTTGTTGTTCGATATTTTCGTTCATAATATAACTTTTGTGTTTATTATATATATCACATTTTTAAAAAATAAAAAAGGAGAACATTTCTGCTCTCCTTTTATTTTTATTATTTTTAGTATCTTAGAACTCTAAAATTGCGTAATCCATTGTAAGTGTTAATTCAATCATTACAGGGTCATTTGAACTCCAATCTAATTCACCAAAGTTTGCTGAATTAATCCAAGCTCCTTTTAATGTCCATTGTTCTACTTTATCACCAACTGGTCCTAAAATATACAATGTAATATCTTTTTTATAGAAAGATGCGTAACCATCTCTACCCGTTAAAGACTCATGTGATTGTCTTACCCAATCCATTACCATTTGTGCTCCAGAAGGAACAATTGGGTCGTATAATGTGATTGTTATATCTTCCCAAGTAGTTTTACCTTTAATCTTTCTTTTTAAGTTGATATGGTCTAATTCTACTACTTCTGATGTTGCAGTTGGTCTGTTTGCTGTTTTTACTACATATGATTGAATACCATCGATTTCCATTATAAATCTATTGCCCAATTTAGGCTCAAAATTTGTATAGAACATTTGGTCAAACTCTAATATATCTGGCATGTCTTTTTGTTTTAATTATTTTATATAAATATTCTTTTTTTTAAATTATGCTCCAAAACTTGCACCTGTTGGTAAGATATTGAAATCAATTTGAATGAATTCAGCTGTCTTAGTTGGTTGTAAGTAAATACTACCTACTAAAAAGTTTCTATCAATCATATCAGGTGTGTTGTTAGTGTTATCCATTACAACTCTGAAAGCGTATAAACCTTGTCTTTGTTGGATAGCCTCTAAATATGGATTAACTATATTTAAGAATTTTTGTCTTGTTGTAGCTGTATTTTGTTCAAACACTAAATACTTAGATGATGATGCAATATACTTTCTAACCGTCAATAATAATCTTCTCACATTAATTCTATCTAATGCAGATGGTTTATCTTGTAAAGTTTTTTGTCCAAATGCTACAATACCAGTTCCTGGGAATTGAACGATTGGATTCACTTTGTTTTGATATAAAGTATCTTTTTCATCTTGTGTTAATCTATTCAATACACTTACTGCTCCTGTCAAACCACCTCTATTCAAACCTGCTGGTGCGAACCATTCAGCTGCTACTCTATCGTTTGCTGCGAATACACCTGGAAGTAATACTGTCGGAGGAACCGTGTTTAATTTATTTGTATTAACATCAATTGCCTTAACCCATGGATAGTAAGTTGCTGCGTAGTTAGAATCAAAGTAGATTGCTTGTGATACCGCTTGTTGAATTGTATCACCAGGAGCTGTTGTATCCATTAAATAGAATGCATCTGCTCTTTGTTCAACCATACTTAATATTGAACTAGCAACATTTAAGTGTAATCTACTAATAACACCAGGTGTTACTACCATATTAATATCCCATTGGTCAGCGTTTGATAATGCTGAAACATGCTTACCATATGCTATTGAACCACTTGCAGTAGAAGTTGATAAATCAAATCCTTGTGTGTTACCTGCTGCAATAGAAGTTCCTTTATAAATTGGAATTGTTGGACTCATACCATCAAAACCACTTTGGAAACCAATTAAGAAATTTCTAACTGCTACATCAGTTGATACTGAACCAGTTAATGTATATCCATTGAATGTATCTAAAGAATATGCTGTATTTGAACCTGTACCTGCGTTTGCTGGTATTGGTGCGTTATAAATTGAGTTATCAGCATTACCATCAAAATCCAAACCACCATATTGAGAAGCGTTTGCAGATATATAACTTGCTGCAGGAATACTTCTATCTAAAGCTGCAGTACCTGTATAAATTGGTAAAGAATAAGCTGCGTGTGCGTATGGAACTGCTGCAACTGGAATATAATCAGCTGAAACTGTTGTATCAATATTTTTAGGAACTAATCTAATATATTTAGAATTATTTACCCAATCACCATATTCAGTTAATTTACCACTACCATCGATTGTAATATATCTATCACCGATTACTCTATAAATATAGTTAGGGGAATTAGGGTCTAAAGTTACATTAGAGAATGTTTCTAATACAATTTTCTTTTTATTAGTATCGTTATAATCTCTTACTACTACTGTGAATGTTCCGTAATCTGTTCCATTTACTGTACCAGCTGGTTTAATATTTGTAATACCAACTTTAACTTTTTGGTTTGCAATATTACCTGCTCCTAAAGTTTGGAATCTAAATAAATTAAATCTTTGTCCAGAAATCAATTGAGATTGAATATATGGAGTAGTTGCTTCTTGTGCATCTATTGCAAAGTTTTGGTTAGGTAATACCGATGCGGTTACACTACCACTTGTAAAATTAACTGCTGTTGATGCAGATGTGAAATAAGCGTAAGTATAAATTTGAGAAACACCATTTGCACCTACTTTTGGATTATATCCAAATAATGCGTTTACATTTGATGAATCTGTTGAGTTTAATGATGCAGTAAATGCACCACCTGCTAAAGAACCACTCAAAGTAAATTGAGCCGTAGTTCCTACTGAACTTGTTACAATACCTGTTGTAAATGATGCAGTTTGTGTATCTGCATTAAATAAAACAGCTAAAGAAGTTTGAACACTACCACTTGTATATGATACCAATAAAGGTGCTCTTTCAGTATATCCACCAATACCACCTACTCTACAAATTGTTGCAGTACCTGCTTCTTTTAAATATGAAGTTACAGCTGTTGGAGTATAATATGTTCCATCATCTGCTCCAAATAAAGTTAAAAATTCAGATTGTGAATTTACGATAGTAGGAACCAATGGTCCTTCTTTAAAAGGTCCAATAAAAGCTGCTCCGATAGAAGCTACACCTTGTTGTAAGAATGAAAGGTCGTTTTCTCTTGTGAATACACCTGGTGATATGATTTTTTCTGCCATTTTATATGCTTATTTAAATTTATTAATTCTCAATATAAATATAAAAAATTATCTCAAAACAACAAATACTATTTGTATGTTGGAGAGAAATAATTGTATATTTGTGTTACTGCCGTTGATGATTGTGCCGTATTATAGAACAATACAGGTCCAACTTGTCCATTCCAAAAACTATTTTGTGCACTATTTGCTCCAATTGTTATATAGTTTGTAGAAGAAGGTGCTGCAAATGTAGATGAACTAAATGTTCCAATTGAAGTTCCATCAACATATATTGTTCCTGTTCCAGCTGATTGGAATACTACTGATATTAAATACCAAGTACCAGGAGTTAATGTTGTACCTAATTGTGTACTATTTCCCAATGTGCTACCATAGAATTTAACTGCGTTATATGCTGAACTATTTGTAGATTCAATTGCCATTCCAAAATATCCTGCATAATCAAAAATATATCTTGATGTTGTACCTATTGATGCTGCGGTTGGTCTAACCCACATATGAATTGAACCTGCGTTTGTATTGTATTGCGTATATCCACCATTAATATTTGATGTAGTATCTTTAAAGAAAAATGCACTTGTTCCATTCATATCAAAAGAATACTGCTTTCTAGTACCACCATTGTTGTATATTGGTGATGTTTTACCAGTAATTGATGTAGAACCACTTTGGAATGCTCCTCTAAAACCAGTTCCATATCCACTCAAATCCAATACATCTACTGTCATTGAACCCGTTGATGGTAATGTTCCAGCTTGGAAACATGCAGTTTTAGATGGGTCAATATAAGTTCTTAAACCTGCTGATGGAATATATGGTTGAGATGTTGTTCCTTTGTTATGTGATACAAAATCATTTGCTAAGAATACATCGGAAGTTTCAACATCAATAGTTACAATTTCAACATCTTCTTTAATAATTTCAATATCGGTTACTTCAATTTCAGTTAAACCATTTACTTCATCATATTTAACCAATCTATCTTTTGGAAGAATGTTATCCATATTTTTAAAACCATATTGTTGTATTTCATCATTCCAAACCCACATTGGATGTGTACCCGTTCCATTAATCAAACCACCATTAATACTAAAATATGCATCGGCAAAATTAAATACAATACCACGAATACTTACTTCACCATATGTTCCATCATCGCTTAATGTTTTAAAAAATCTCCAATCTAAATCTGTTGTATCTTGTGGTAAATTTTCCGAAGGTAATCCATTTGGTATCCATGCTTTAATTGTATCTCCAACTTGTAAATCTTCGATATTAATAATACTACCATCTCCTTTGTGTATTTTTGTTCCAAATAATAAACAGAAATCCGGTTGGTTGATTGTATTATAAACATCAACTGCGTAAACAGTCTTTGTAAATACTGCTCCGTGATTTGTTGCGTTTAAATTAAATCCATCATAATAAGATAATGTTAATACCGATTGTGCTTCTGAGTATGATGTTGTATTTAATACATTTGATGCGGTGATTGGAAAGTTTGCCGTTGAACTTGTTACTTGCAAACCATAAATACCAAAATTACTATTGTTAAATGATGCTGTATAATTATTTATTTGCGTTGCAACTTTAGTAGCATGTGAAGAACCTTGTGTTCCAAATGAAAATGATGCAGACTCAAATGAGTTTTCAACAATATAAGTATATAATGGTAAGTTTGCAGTAACAGAATCAACTGAAAATGATGTGAATGCTATATTAGTTCCACCACCATTCAAACCGCCGATTGAAACTTGTTGTGATGTTCTATTTGAACCACTTACTGCTCTATATAAATTACCTAATGATAAATTTGTTCTTGCCATTGTTTAAATGTTATTCTCCGTTATAAATATCTAAAAGTTTTTCTTTCCAGTTTTCTTTATTTGAAAAGTTATTTATCATCCAATCTTTTAGTTTGTTAAATTCTTTTTTCTTTGTTTCATAATCATCTTCGCAAATTTGATTGTAAATTTCTTTAAATGATTCAGCATCTTTTGCTTTGTATTTATAATCCAAAGGTGAATACCAATTTTCATTTAATATGGGAAGTTTACCATAATCAACTGCTTCAAAAATGCCATATCCAAATGGTTCATTATCAAAACAACTATGAGATATTCCCCAATCTAAATTATAAAACTTTTCTTTATGTTTATAATCAAATTTATATAATCTTGAGTTTTCAAATTTATATCCATATTTTTTTATGTAATAATTTTTGAAAGCTTCTGTGTTGGTAGAAATATAACTTTTTAACCCATCTATAAATTCTACATTTTTTCTTCCTTCAACTCTTGCTGCATATCCTATTGTTGTTGAATTTGAAAGTTCTTTATTATTTTTAAATTCATAACAATTTGGAATTTGATAAAGATTTTCAGTTTTGTATGGAAAATTATATAATCCTACCCAAACTTTATTTTTTATTTTATCAATCATTTCATTTTCATATTCATAATTACCATACCAATGTAAATATTCTTTTTTTTGCTGTTGTGCAATTAAAGATACTTTGGTAAGATTATGAAATACTATTGAATCTATTTTTTCTAAACTTTGATGAACTCCTCTTGTTGGGGTATAATGACCATGTAATATATGTATCTTTCTTGCACCATTAAAAATATCTATAATTTCATTTTCAGAAGTAGTCCAAATATAGTTTATATCTATTGAAAATTCATTATAGTTTTCAGGTCTTTTTCTATGGAACAATAAAAGAGGTTTCACCTCTAAATTGGGTGCAACCTCTTTTAACCATTCCGTTACCCATATATCAGCACCGCTATTGAACCATGGTCCTCCAGCCGTTGTGTAATAAACATCATGCATCAATTATAACCCTTTATTTTTCTTTAAATTTTCTACTTCTAATGTTAAAGAATGAATTTGTTGTTGTTGTTCTTTAATACCTTCAATTAATAATGCTACTAATTTATCGTATTTAACTGCTTTATATCCTGTTTCTCTTGTTGTTAC